CGCTGGCCGAGGTCGTCGCCGACACACCCGGCTTCTGCGCCGCGGCGCCGCCGAACTTGTGCATCTTGTTGGACGGACCGGCCTCGATCTTGTTCTTGCCGGCTGGCTTGGATTTGGTAACGGCCATTCTCGTTTCTCCTATTTGCGGTAGTCGCGGATCGCGCCACCCTTGCTAAGTCCAACGCTGCCAGTATCGGCCAGGTCCATCATGCTGTTCAGATCGGACCCTCGCCGGCGCATTTCCTTCTTCGTCCGCGTCCCGAGGCGACGCGCTTTTGCTGTCCCGACATCCTCGACCTGACCACCGCGAACGATATCCATGGTCTCCATGAATTTCTCTTCGGCCTTCAGCCTCTTGTGGGTGCCCGGCAGGCCAATATTGCGCAGTCGTGGCTTCGGCTTAACAGGCTTCACCATCACGCTGGACCTTGCGCCGGGTTTGGCATCTGGCCGGTGTTGGGCACCTGGCCGGGCGTCTTCGACACCACGTTGGTCTGCGGACCCTGTGGCGCACCAGGTGGCCCTGACTGTGCCCCAGGTAAGGCACCGCTGGGACCACCCGGTGCTGCGCCGGGAGCTCCAACCCCCGGCGGTCCTTGGTTGTTAGCGTCCATCTGTGCCTTGATCTCGTCGTCCGGCGGCACGATGTCGACGCCCGACATGCCGATCCCCTCGGCGACGGTGCGCAGCACGTTGGCGCGGCCGCGGATGCCGGTGATCTGCGTGTCGATCGGGTTGGCGGTAATCTGGAGGAATTCCAATTGGCGCTGGCGCTGCGTCTCGCGCTGCATGGCGACGTTGACGCCGAGCACGACGATCGACTCGTCACCGCGCAGAGTTCCCGTGGTGTCGGTCAGCATGGTCAGGTCGTAGAGCTCTTCGCAGACAGGCTGGACCACATCTCGGTCGATGTTGGCGGCGACGGTTTGCAGTATCTTGGCTGAGTTGCCCATGAGCATGGCCAGGCCAGACGCGGTGCGTCCTGCTCCACCCATGCGGTCGGAGCCGGTGACGTAGCGAGGGATGGCGGATAGCTCATCGCCGATCTGGGTAAACTTCTCGTATACACCGAGCAGCTCCTGGGCGTTGGACGAGGGCTGGAAGAAGTCGACGGGAGCGACGTTGTTGGAGCCGAGCGGGTCGTTTACGACGTGCCATCGCTTCCACGGGTAGAGCTGGTCGGAGTCTTCGTTGTCGGCGACGCGGTCGTCGTTGATGACGACTTGGGGGCCGGAGGCGATGGCCATGTTGTTGATGAGGGACCTGAGCGCAGCATTCGCCGCGTCTCCGATGTCTGCCAGGATGTCCGGCAGTGCATTACCGACCACCGTCCCAGGGACTTTCTCAAATGACGTGACATAATAGTACGGCCGCTTCCTGAGGGAGGGAGAGAACTGCACCTTGATGATATAGCGGCCGATCTTGAAAGCATCGACGAAGTAATCAGCCAGCGGGTCCATTATCTGCTCGGCCGGCATGCCGTAGTCGAGCAGCATCTTGCCCTGCACGTAGCCGTGGTATTCGAGCATGTCGATGATGCCCGACTGGTTCATGCGCGGGTCTTCGCGGCTCTCCATGACGGCGCGCGGCGTGTCGGCGCTCGACGCCCACGACTCGACATAGCCTGACTGGCCGTACCATTTGAGCACTTCGTCGATCGCCGCGGTGTCATAGCCGGGCAGCCCGCGCATCTGGTTGAGGTCGGAACGGACAAGGCGCGAGCGCTCGATCACCGCCGCATCTGCGATGTTGGAGACGCCTGGCGTCCACCAGATGTCGAACCCCGACACCCGGTTCCAGAACATCTTCGGCTTGTTGACGATTTGCGCCTTGCCGTTGATCCACTTGACCTGCGGCACGACGCGAACGACAGGCCCCTTCATGCAGGCGAAGGGGAACAGCGGCAGGTCGACGAGAAACTCGGCGAGCGCCTCGTAGAAGCCGCCTTCGGTGAGGATGTCGTCGAGCCTCTTGAACGCCAGCTCGGACTCGGAGCGGGCCTTCTTGATGGCGGCGCGCTTGGCGGCGGCGATCAGCCCTGAGACGCGATCCTTGATCTGGTCGGGCGTCGGCGGCTGGCCGGAGCGCAGCATGGTCTGGATCTCGACCTGCACCAGGCTCATCACGTTTTGCATGATGTCGTCGGGCAGCGTGGGGTCCGGCGTCGCTTCCAGACCCCACGGTTTCTCGTTGGCCAGGTAGACGTCGCGCAGCAGGGAGGTTGCTCCGCGACACTTGGCGGCAACGAGCCGAGCGTAGATCTCCGAGCCGCCGAAGCGCCGGATCTCCATGAGCTTGGAAACGTCGTACTGGCCGTTGAACACGCGCATGGCGGTGGTCAGGCGGTCCGACCAGCCCTGCGACCCGTCGCGGTGCCGCGCCATGATGCCGAACTGGTTGTCGATGAAGGCTACGAGGGAGGAATTTATGGTGGCGCTGGCCGCCGCGGCGTCTTCCGATGCGACGCGCTGCCTGTCGGCCTCAGCCTCTTGTGCGGTCAGTTGTTGCGGGCTGACGATTGAAAGTACCGGCAAGGCCGTGTTACCCCCGGGGTTGCGAAGAGATACGCTGGTTCACCATCTGTGACAACTGTCCCTGCTGCCGAAGTGTTTGCCATCGACTTCGCCACCCTGGCGCGGGAGGTGGCGATGGACATCTTCCCGCTGGACGACATCCTCAAGGTCCACCAGCTGAGCGGCGACGATTGGGACGAGTTGTGTGCCAATCCGCGCTTCAAGGCAATGCTCGACCAGATGATGCGTGAGTGGCACAGCGCCGCGTCGACGCCGGAGCGCAGCCGCGTCAAGGCCGCCACCGGTGTCGAAAGCCACATCGAGACGCTGATCGCCGACATCGGGGACCGCGGCATCCCGCTCACCCAGCGCGTCGAGGCGATGAAGTTCCTGGCCCGAGTCGGCGAGCTTGATGGCGGAAAACAAGCGCTTGGCGCCGGCGGCGCGCCATTCTCGATCAACATCAATATCGGCGCGCAGCAGCCGATTATCGCGACAGTCGCTCCTCGTATCGTCGATATCACCCCGGTTATCGCCGAGGACGAGTACGACTACGAGGACGACCAGTGAGGATCGAGCGGCAGGACGAGATCTGGATCACCGAGCAGAACGAGAAGTTCGGCTGGTGGCGAGGCCAGGTCAAGGTCAAGGGCGGGTCGAAGTACTTCAGCATGCGGCTGCCGGTCGAGGGTGACCGTATGGCGGTCCTGCGCGAGGCGCTGGAAGCGGAAGGCATCGAGCTCGAATGAGCATCAACTACTCCGCGCCGCCGACGCTGTCGCGGATGATGTGCTCGACGGCGTTCGTGCGCTTCGTGATCGGCCCGGTCGGCTCCGGCAAGACCACCGGCATGATCATGGAAATGCTGCGGCGTTCCCTCGAACAGGCCAAGGGGCCCGACGGCATCAGACGCACGCGTTGGGCGATCGTCCGCCAGACGCTGCTACAGCTCAGGATGACGGTACTGCTCGACATCCTGAGCTGGCTGCGCCCGATCTGCACCTACAAGGTTTCGGAGCAACTCGTGATCATCGAGTTCGGCGACGTCAGGTCGGAATGGTACCTGATCCCGCTGGAGGACGAGGACGACCAGAAGCGTCTGCTGTCGATGCAGCTGACCGGCGCGTGGCTGTCGGAAGCCATCGAGATGAGCGTCGACCTGGTCGACGCGATCTCAGGCCGCTGCGGCCGCTTCCCAGGCGCGCTGGAGGGCGGCGCGACGTGGTTCGGCGTGATCGGCGACACCAACGCGCCGATCGAGGGCTCCGACTGGTGGAAGCTGTTCGAGGACGACAAGCCGCAGGACTGGGACGTGTTCACCCAGCCGGGCGGCCTGGAGCCCGACGCCGAAAACTTGGAATGGCTCCTGCAAACGCCGGAGACACTCAAGCTGCCACCTGAGGACCCTCGACGCCGGGCCCAGGGGCGGGTCTATTACGAACGGCTGGCGCGCGGCAAGAACGAGAACTGGATCCAGCGCTACGTCCACGCCAAGTACGGCGAGGATCCCAGCGGCACCGCGGTCTTCAGGGGCTCGTTCAAGCGCTCGTTTCACGTGAAACGCGGCGGCGTCGTCGACCAGGGGCGACTGCTGCTCATCGGCCAGGACTTCGGGCGCCACCCGTGCTCGCTGATCTGCCAGCCGACCGGCAGCGGCGGCATCGCCGTGCTGGAGGAGGTGATCGCCGAGGATGTAGGGCTGGAGACGCACGTCAACCGCACGCTCAAGCCGATCCTCTACTCCGATCGCTATATCGGCTGCATGATGGCCTGCGTCGGAGACCCCTCCGGCATCTCCAAAGGAAACTTTCTCGAAGAAAATTCCTTTGACGTGCTGCGCAGGCTGGGCATCCCGGCATTCCCGGCAGTGACCAACAACCTCGACCCGCGAATAAATGCCGTCGAGCAGCTTCTTCTCCAGCAAAGGGACGGCGGGCCGGCGCTGGCGATCGACGAGGACCGCTGCCCGATGCTGGTCCGGGCGATGAACGGCTCATACCGCTTCGGAAAAACGAAGGGCGGGCTCACCAAGCCCGCTCCTGAGAAGGACCACCCGTGGTCTGACCTCGCAGACGACCTCCAGTACGTGTGCCTGGCGGTGAACAGCGGGCTGGTCAACGTAATCGCCAAGCGCATCCGGCCGCGCGCCCCACGCCAGGAGCGCATGCGCGTCTCGGCGGGCGGCTGGACCTAGCCTGGTCATTCCTGCGGCTTCTTGGTCACCGCCTTGACCGCCCACATCGCCATGTTCTCGGCGGCGGTCTGCGCCTCGGCCTTGAGACGTTTGATCTCGCCCTCGCCCTGATCGGGGATCTCCTCGATCAGGTCGATCAGCGCAGCCGCAGCCTGCTTGATGTGGTTGACGCCGGCATTGCCCGATGGGTTGAAGTCGATGCCGACCCTGTACTCACCCTTGGTCAAGATTTTGCCTCCCCGTGCGGTCCCGTCGTTGATATTTTTGTGCACCATCGGCGGGATGGTGCCGCGCATGCCGCCAGCGTCGGTCATGCTTTCCGCCGCTGCCGCTCCGCGCTGCCCATCCGGCCGTGACTGCCCATGTCGGGGAGCGCCGAGCGGGGCGCGTCACGTGGCGCGGGCATGAAGTTCTTCAAAAACTGGTCCTTGGCCCACACCTCCGTGCGGATATGCGGCGCGCGGCCGTCCTCGAAGTCCATCTGCTGGCGGCAGATGAAGTCGCCGACCCGGCACAGCACGGCCCCCTCCTCCCCGGTGTTGACGGCACTGGGGAGCGGGACGCGCAGGCACGGGCCGGCAGGAATTCCCCTGAGAATGTCGGCATCGCCGTAGGCAAGCCAGGTGCGGTTGACCCAGTGCGGCGCGTCCTTGAACGAGCCGTTGTACTGGTATGCCTCGAGGATCGAGATCCGGCTGGTCCAGCGGGTCCGCGTGGGATCGTCGGGCGGGATGAACTCCGGCTCGGGACGCGGCATGATGGCCGAAATGTCGTTGTCTTCCTGCGACTGGGCTAGGTTGGCGTCTGGCGGCGGCACGAAGTCCTCCGCCGTGAACGCGTAGGACTGGGCGTCGGGGCCGGCGCTGGCCATCGGCTTGAAGCCGGGCGGCAGTGCGAACGGATCGTCGCTGATCAGGCGCTGCAGGTTGGCGTTGGGGTCCTGATCGGGCTGCGCGGCAAGCTGCTCGACCGGGGGAAGCCGCATCAGCTCGCCGATGGTCGGGTCATATGGCTCCGGGACAGGAGCCTGCTGCTCTGCGAGGGGCATGGATGCAGGCTCCTGCTCCACCGGCATGGGGGTCGTGGTAGTGGGGCTTTTGCCGGCAGGACTCTTGCTCGGTTTCCGGGTCATCTGCGGACCACTCTGGGCGCTGTTTTTGGCGGTGTCGAGGCAAACCCCCTCGGCGGGGTGGTGGGTGGGTCGACAGCCACCACCGGCTTGAACAGGTAGTAGTCCAGTGCCCGCCTGACATGCTCCTGGATGCTCATTCCCGTGGTCTCGCGGAGCTTCACCAGCTGGGCGTACTGCTGCTTGGTGATGCGGGTGGGGAGCGGCTTGAGCTCCTGGGATTTCGCGGCGGGGGATGTGGCTGGCATGAGCGGAATGGTTAGGCGATTTGGACGCGATGGGCAAGGGGGTAACGCGTTCAAGTACTTTGTAAGTAACGCAAAGTGTTACAGTGGTTTCGGCACCTAGTCATTATGCGGTTATCTATGTGGGCCGGGGGGGTAGGGGGGGCCGTTGGGCGAGTAGGGGCCGGGCTTATACTGGTTTAATGTCGGAATGTTGTGGGCATGGCCTAGATGTAGGCAAGACCTACTTCAACCAACTGGAAGGAATGAGACGATGACTAAGGCAATCACCAAAGAGGAACTGGCGGGCTCGACCGCTATTCCGTCCGGCGCTGCCGCCGGTGCGCTTCTGACGGAAGCCGATGCCGCGGCGCAAGCCAAGGCCACGTTCGAGGCGGCGCTTGTCGCATTCGAGACCTACGGTCGGCAGGCTGCGGTCGGACAGGGTGTCGCCACCGAAATGGCGTTCGACTTCGCCCGCATGTGCCGCGATGGCGCTGCGAAGCAGGACGATGGCGACGCGCTCTATGCGGCCTACGCCACGGGCTTCAACCGCGCGAAGCGCGAAGACATGGACGAACTGGCGGCGGATAGCTACGCCAGTGCTCTGTCCATCTTCAAGACGTTCGGGCTGGAATACGCTGTGGCGGTTGGCGCGCTCAAGTTCTATGGCGAAGTCGCCGCGTTCCGGAAGTCCGTCACGGATAAGGCGACGGTCATCGGCAGCAACTATTCCTGCTACGTGGCGTTCAACCGCCGGTTGTCGGACGGCGTCAAGAAGGAAGGCGCAACGGCGGTCATGACCATGCTCGCCAGCGACGAAGCCCGCGCGGAATTCATCCGTTCGACCGTGCTCAAGCCGAGCGCGTCCGCCAAGGATGAATTCGCCAAGGCCTTGGTTCTGGCGGACGGCATTGCGCGCCTTGGCAAGGGCTCTGCCCATGCGCTCAAGGACGATTGGGCGGAACTCGCCAAGGTCGTCGCGGACCGCGCGGTTTTCCTCAAGGCGCGCTCCGAGCGCCGGGCGATTGAGAACGCGGCGCTCTTGATCAAGAAGGTCGCCTAACATTCCGGGATCACTTCGCCCCGGCCGCGCAAGCGGCCGGGGCTTTTTGGCGTTCCGCCTATCAACAATCCCGTCGCCTACTGCAACCAAGCGTGGGAGCGCTTGCCCTATCAACATCGCCGCCGCCTGCTGCGCCTGAGCGTGGTAGCTTAAACCAGTTTAACCTAGTGGGACGAGTTGTAGGAGCCCATGGACAATAGAGGCCGCCATTGGACAATTGGACGACTGAGTGGACAATTGAAACGCCAAGGAAAACAAGGGTTTGGTGTCCAATTGTCCTTAATGTATCAATTGTCCATACGTATTGAGGTAGTACGCGCGTATGCGGGCGCACAACGTAGCGACGTCGCGCGCGAGGACACACGTGGGTTCTACTGAAATACCACTGGACAATTGGCCATTTGACCGCAAACCCATATGGCACAAGGGTTTGAGGGTTATTTGCAGTGTGGACAATTGCGGACAATTGAGTGGACATTAAACCAGTTTAAGGGGTTTTCGACCGTGACCAAGGTAAACCGTGGACAGCTCAAGCGCCTTAAGCGCCTGCAGCAACTGAGCGTGGCAGCGTTGCCGACCGAAACCGTCGGCGCAACTGGCAAACTTAGGGGTACAACGCGCCGTGGCGATGCGTTACCCCTGGCCGGCAAGCACGTGACAATCGTGGCAATGGCGCCCGACAGACATGGCGGAACGACCGTTGGCGTCGAGTTCAAGGCGTCTTCACGCTCCCACAACGGGGTGGGCTACGCTGAAGTGCCGTTGTGCGACG